CTGATACGTCAGTAATATCAATCGGATTCCAAGTAGAGGGGTCTGTAATATCTAATGTCTTGCCTGTGTCCGCTAAATTGCTATCTCTTAGCGTAATATCTAACTCAGGTAGGTCATCACCCGATACTAATTTAATTGTGTTGTAATATGCCATATTTACTCCTGTGTCTCGTAATAACCTGTGTCGTCTTTGTATGCTAACAGCTTATCATTTAATAATAATTCTTCTATACCATCACGCTCTACACGCATTGGCTTTAGCTTTATAACAGCGACACTGCCACCTGAAGTAAAACTAGAGTTTGCTATTTCATCAAACCTTGCTTTATTGATGCCTATCTTACTATATTCTTGCCTAACAATCAACTCAGGTTCAGGTGGTATATCAGTCATAATCTGCTCCGTCAATTACAGACCACACAACTGAGCTTGCGCCATTGTATTCTTGTGCTTTGGCTGTTGATGTCCAAATGTAGTCAAAAAACGCATTGCCACCAAATTGAGCTGAAAAATCATCCCCACTAACGTACTTAATAGAATAAGGGAATAACATTGACTCCACCCTTAGAAAACTACCTTGATAACCTACGTGTACCAATGTGTAATCACTCAACCTACCCCAATCTTGAGAAAAGTAGCAAGGCTTAGATATGTTTCCAAAGTCTGTACCTGTTGGGTCTAGTAGCGTAGATGCGAAGTCTGTGCTTGGGTCTGAGCCTGTGGTAATTGTCATTAGTTCTTTAATCTGACATGGGGGGAAGTCTGAATGATACATAGTAGAGCCTACAATGTTCTTAATCTCCATTCCGTAGTTTGTACTACTGTACGTGCTGTCCATCTGACTAAAACAATACAATACAATCTTATCTGCTGCGATAGCATGATTCCCTTGTACTTCGTAATACAACAATACAGTTATTGTCCATACAACATAACCTCTTGAGCCTGTTGTACCACTGTCTTCAATCTTAACAACCATGCCACCATAGTTATCAGGGTCTAAAAATTGTATAAATATTAAAGGCTTATCATAAGCCTCAATTGTATATTCAAGAGTTCTATTATTGTCATAACGCCCTATAGTTGTTGTTCCTGAGACAATGTTACGCCAATTCCAATAATATTTAAATTGGTTATCAGGAACACTATACTTTCTAAACGAATATCTTGTGTAGTCTCCACTGTACCAATCTTGAGTGTACAAGTATTCACCACCTATATGACTCATTCTTGAGCCATAGGTGCTAGTCTTTGTGGCTTTTCCCATAAATACGATAGATGGCGTTGTATCTGAAAACAATACATTACCTAATCTACCTTCAAATAAAGCTCCATATGCCATTATCCAACCATCACCATAATTCTTATGTCAGGTCTTTTATCTCCTGACGCACATAATTTAGCATAAGCAGAACCTGATGTCTTCTCATAGGCTGTAGTATCGTTGTTCTCGCCACCCATACAAGAAGAGCGAGAAGTATGAGGTGTCCAGCTTATCGTAGGCACGTTTGAGCCGTCCACACTTACTGTTATATCAACAAAAGAATGTGATGATAAAGACCTAGAGAAAATCAACCCTGATATGTTTGAAGTTTCCTGAGCATATACATTGTTATGCCAATTAAGGTTTGGGTAAGACTTTGAGCCACTAGTGTTAGCTGTTACATCAAATACATCTGCTATCATTAATCCGAAGTTGGAAGTAGTCATCCATACGTCTGTACCGTTTGGCGCTCTTAACTCAAAGCCATAACTCATGACAACTTACCGATTTTAACTCTTAACGCTGTACCATCATAAACCCTGAATGATTCATTATCTATCTGAATGCGTGATGCGTCAGGTGTTGTGCTTGAAGTAATGTTAATACCACCTGTACCAACCTTAATAGTTCCTGCGTCAACCGTTCCTAAGTCTGATGTTATATCACCTAGCCCATCTGTAGTATCGTCAAAATCAATGTCGGCAATAGTTCCTGTCTTAGCTACCCAAGAAGGTGTTGGAGTTCCTTCATATCTGTACATCTTATTATGATTATCTGTATCAAACCATAAGTCACCCACTTCTAAATCTACTGTTGGTTCTGATGTTTGCGAGAATGTTGTTACTCCGCCTGCGCCACCGCCCACAAGTGCTGCAATAGCGTGGTTATCTACTTGAACCCATGACGAAGACACACCCATAGCATTTATCGCTTTAATTCTAACATCAATCGTTGTGCCTGATGCTACACCTGTCACATAGATAGGTGTGCTGTCTGTTGTATGCTCTATATCCCAAGGATTCTCTGATGGAGTTCCACCTGCTACCCTTACTTGGATTACATAGTTATCTACAAAACTGTCATTTGATGCTGTCCATGCTACATAGATTCTAGGACTTGTTGAGCCGTCTTCGTTTGTTACTTGGTAGTTTTCACCACTACTTACCGTTAATCCTGTTGGTGCTGATACGCCATAAGGGTCAGGTAGGTTTGTATCAGGTATTGCAACAACTTCTGTTGAAGATGCCCATGAATACACTGAATTTTGATGTTCTGTTAGTGTTACAACTACATTGCCGTCTGATTTAAGGTCTAGCCCCATTACTCTGAATGGTTTAGCAACCCAAGCTGGTGTTCTGTGCGTTACTGCCACAATATCACCAATAGCTACTTGTAGTGCTTCTGCTGTTGATAAAAACGAACATCTAATACCTTGACGTGATTTCTTTAGGATTGTCTGAGCGATATGCTTTGCCTGATACACATTTGTTATCGTAGGTAGGCTTACTCTATGCTCTAGGTCATGACCACCATCTTCTGTCAATAATGTTGTGTATTCACTGCTTCCACCATCAGGGTATTCAACTTGGTCTTCTTGCCAATTGTTATCAGGATTAGTAAACGTAGCAATAACTCGGTTGTATCTTGTGCTTTTCTTTTCGCCTTCAAATGTAATACCGTCAACAATATGGTCTTCATTAAATGTGAAGTATGACGAGCCTGCTCTTTCTAATACGAGTCTGTAGACGCCTTGTGTATATGGCAACAAACCTCTCATTCCTGATAGGATTTGCTTTACATTATTCATCAAAGTAGCGTCAGTCTTTAATACTGCGTTACATTGGAATGTCTTTATAGTGCCACCACCTGAGAACGGAGTTACATCTGCGTCACAAATGTCTGCTGCGACTTTCCATGATGCGTAGTTTGTTTCAAATGATGTGGTTGGCAAGCCTTTACCGTACCTAGTGTTCTGTAAGTAGTCTAACAAGCATAATGCTGTGTTTGCTGAGTAGTACGTTCCACCTGTACGTGGGTCTAGTATCTTTCTACCTTGTACCTGTGTCATGATTGTAGGGATTGAACCGAATACGTCTCTATCCCACTTTAATCTAACGCCTAAGTATGCCACACCTCTTAGCCTGTGGTTTGTTGTCCAACTTGGTGCGCCACTTAATACTGAACACACTGTTTGGCTGTCTGTACCCACGTGCTTGTTGATTGATACCAATCCACTGAATTTACTGTCTGTTGATAGTACATCGTTAATCCATATCTGACCGATATTGTTTACTTCGCCTTCACATAACACTAAGGCAATGTACAAGTAATCGTTATCTGAGCCACTTGTCTCTACAAATACTCGTGTACCACCTACTTTGCGTTCACCGTAAATTACAGGTATCTGCGCTATATTACTTTGTTTATTGAGTAGCGTTCCATCCTGTTGCTCTTCAGACTCTATTTCATCAGGCTTTAGCACCCATGATATTACAGCCGATATAGCAAAGTTTACTAACCAGCCCCACATTACGTTCTACCCCACTTCAGGTCTTTAACTATATTTGCCGAAAAATCGAAGCCCAAATCTCCTGTGAAATGTAACCCCTGTGAGTTGCTGTTGGTCGCTCTTCCTGCTTTCTTTTCAAAATCTGACCAATGTGATGCAACATCAATCTCAATGATTGAGTCCTTACTTGAGTCTTTTACTGCGTACCCATGAATACGTCCATCATAAATAAGCACTGGCGTTCCTATGATTCCATTGTTAGCGTCCAAGAATGCTCTCAACACTCTAACCTGACGTGCTACATAGCCGTAAGTTAAAAATGCTGATATAAACGACTGCTCTACGCCTGACATTCTTAATTTGGTTACGCCTACCGTTACCTCTGATGTCTCTTTAACTGTTTCAACATTAAGGTAGTGGCTACTATCAACATAAGTGTTTCCACCATAGCTGATGTCCTGTCCTGCGTCTGTCAAATAAGATGTTGATGTTAAGTGTATTTCCAACAAATGGCACGTGACCATTGAGTCCTTAACAATCTCAGCTCGTACTGATGTGTGTAGGCTTCTACTCATAGTGCCTCAATGAAGTCTACTTCATAACTGAACATACCGTCATTACGCATACCGAAAGATTGTATGTCGTTTCTTAACCTAACCTTCATTGTTACGTTGTCGTAGGCAATTACTTCGTTATTTGCCACACTAGAGCGCAGAGGTGGCTGTATTTCAATAGATGTCGTGTTACTTGATGTTTCGGTATGACCAACCACCATATAAACCTTATCATGGCTAAATTTAATCATGTCACCTTCAACTACCGTGCCTGTGATTCCGTCCACTACTATTGTAGTTTGACCTGCTGACTTAGCACCATTTACTTTAAACGTGCCTGACGCTGTACCCCTAGAATCTTCCAATATAGGCAGTCTTACTGTAAAGGTTTCTGATTGTCCTTGTTGCTTCATTACATAGGCGTAAACAGGCATAAAATCAGCCTGTGTCATAGGTGGGTACTTCGCTGAGAACTCCCAATACTGGCTTGCTAGTTTTCTTGATTGAGTTCTACCGTTTACCGTTTGAGATGTAAGGGTTTTATCATTAGACTTTAGATTTACTGATTGAAATACTGGTGTTGTTGGATATGCCATTATGCTGTCACTCCTGTCATGCCTCTATCGTTCATAGCTTGATTGATAATGCCAACAATCATGCCTCTACGAGAGTCTAATAAATCATCAAAGCCGTCTGTGTCGTTAGCTGTTATATTGAAGCTGACATTTACATTTGTCTCGCCACCTGATTGACTACCCATACCTAGAGCGTCATTAGGGATGATAGTTCCTGTTTTATTTGGTAAAAATACCTCAGCACCTTGCTCACCTACAATGTATGGCTTATTGCCTGTAACCGTTCCACCCTGCGCTCTAAATATACTTGAGAAGTTAAAGCCACCAAAACCACCTGCCAATGCTTCAGCCATAGGTTGTGCTACCTTAATCTTAACAAATTCAGCAAGTACAACTCTAGCCATATCTTTAACTGATTCTTTAAGGGATTGAGTGCCCTGACCGATATTCATAATCATATCAGTGATAGAAGTGGTCATTGAGTCTGTTAATGCCTGTACTTTCTTATCAATTTCTGCGTCTTTAATTGCTTGAATACCCTCTTCATAGACATTTGTAGCCATTTCGGTTAAGCGTATTTGTTTCTCTTGTGACACAATTGATGAACCGTATAAATCTTCTAGCTCTTTAAGGGTTTCTTTATATTGAAGGGCTAGCTTGTCTTTCTTGGTTAATGCTGTTGTCGCTTTATTAACACTACTTTGAAACTTGTCAATCACATCTGACATTTTTGTATATTGCCTTGTGCGTTTTTCAGCTATATCAGCCACATCAACACTCAACACTGGCTTAGATTTAGGCTCTATCAAATCAGGAATTTGAACAGGGTCAGGTGCATCAGTAAATTTATCTATAAGTTCTCCGAGTTCTTTACCCGCATATAACAAACCTGCTAGTATTACCTTTCCTGCCTTTCCACCAAATACAGCACCTACAATACCTGCTGTTTTAACCCAATCAGGTAACTCATGAAAGTCTTTAATAGATGACCTTATAGCTTTAGAAATTTCTACTGTTTGTTTTCCTAATTCCTTAACTGAGGCTATGGTTTCAGGGTCTTTTAGATACTCTGTTAGCTCTTTTACTGTCTCCTTAACTTCATCAAAGACACCTGCTTTCATAAAGGAAAGCTGTAGTTCATCCCAAGCATCACCCATCATTGATGTTTGACCTGTGAACGTCTTAGCGCCTTCTTTCATAGCGCCAACCATTGTGGTCTTATTATGCTTCCATAAATCGTCAAAGATTTTTTTAGTTTCTGCGCCTGTTTTTGAAACGCCTGCCTCAAAGCCTAACATCGCACCAACGGCTTTCTCTCTAAACATCTCAGCGGATGCAATACCTGACGAGAAGGCTCTTTGCATTTGTAGGGCTGTATCTACAAAAGAAAGACCTGATACTTGGGCAATATCACCTGTCATTTCTAACAAGGATGCAAGCTCGTCTACATCTTCAGCAACCGTTAATAAGGCAGGAGAAGCCTGTTGAATCTCTTGGAGTGATACAGGGGCTGACTTAGCCACCTTCATCATTTGTTCAAAAGCCTTGGATGCTTTCTTTGTGCTACCCGTTAGGAACTTCAGTTTTACGTGCAAGTCCTCAATAGATGAGACGTAGTTTAAAGCTGACTTAGCCACCATGCCAGCGCCCAACGCACCCATAGCACCATTAAGCGAGAAGATTTGGTTCTTTACTTTACCTGCGACATTG